AAATCACCATTTACGCTAACTCGGTCTGCCTTTTCTTCATCACCATTTACGTCTTGTAGCGATACATATTGTTCCATGACTGTCCGCATTCCAGCGTATAGCTTATTTTCAGTTCCCTTTTTAGTTAGCTTACGGTTATACACATTTAGCGTAATTACGTTTACTTTGTCGTTTTGCTTAACTTGAACTCTGATTGAGCCTTTGATAATTTCATTATTGTTCTTATCAGTCCCAAGTTCTAACGATGTTTCTGCTAACGTACCAACCACAGTTAGCGCATTACCACGAATTTCCTTTAACTCTACTGACATATAAATTCCTCCTAGTTGTTTTTTCATCACTATTATAGTATATCATCTGTAAATGATTCTGTCAACTGTTTTTATAAATTTGTTGCAAATAAATCCTTTTCAAATGGATATGTTTCACTTTCACCAGCAATAATATAACCTGATAATACGTCCATGAAGTGGCAAACATTGTCATTTTCTGAACTAACTTGCTCAGATGGTGTCTTAGCTAGGTACTGTTCACCACAATAATCTTCAAAAAAGCCGTTGCTTTGTTCTGCCAAAAATCTTTTAACATCTTCTGCTCTCTTATCTGCGTCATGAGTTTGGTCATAGTATTTTTCAAAAAATAATTGCTTTAATTCTTCTAGCGTGACGCCATTTAACGCCCCCTCAAATTTACGATACATCGTTATCTCTCCAGTCATAGTTCACATTATTGTGATATTGAATTTCATATTTTTTAGTCGTTCCAAGAACCTTTGTTTTGAAATCATGAGTTCGAACAACAACAACCTCTACCGGGATTCCATACTTTTTAGCAAATAGTTTAAAAGACAGTCCCGCCGCTCGGTCCACGCCGTAAGCGCCAAAACTATTTTTTACATCGTAAACGTGCTTAATTGTGCCGTATTTGTCTCTCACAACAAAATCAGGTTTGTAAGTTACACTTCTAATACTAATTTCATCATTAATAATATTTTTTTCTAATAATTTGAATTTTTCATGTACAACAATATTGTAGCCAGAATTTTCTAGGAATCTCTTGTAAAAGTTATATTCTTTCTTGCTATCGAATGTTATATCACCATCTTTGATTTTAGTGCCGTAGTGCTGTAAGCCCATAATTAGCATACTCCTTATCGTTCGTAAACCACCTGTTAGTGGCGATTGAAAAGTGTGTACCCTTTTCTGGTTTTACGTTTGTATTCTTAATCTTATCTAAACATTCTTCATACGTTCCAATAAAGTCGAATCTCTGTATAATGAGTTCTGGCATATCATTGGAAGCCGTAATCACTTGACATAAATCTTGTAAACAAATAGACCTATCTTTAATGTGAACAATATTATCTTTAACTTCTTTCATATATTCTCTCCTGAATAATTACTATATATATCATATATGTTTATTATATAATTAACGTTGAGCTTTGTCAACTTTTTCAATACTGTGTTTTTTAAATACTTTTAATTCTCCTGAATTGTTGATTGATACAACTATCATACTGTCAATCTCCTGACATACATCGAACATATTAACATAGTCGACCACAACACCGTAAATATCTATAGACTTAATTCTAACTAAATCGCCAATATCAATCATAAGCAGTTCTCCTCTATTATTTATTGTATCTCATGTTATTATTATATCATATATTATTTAGTAAGTCAAGTTTTTATTTATAGTAGTACGAAACCTTTCGCTTAAAAACCGCTCGTGTTAAGACCATACCAACAAAATAGCGTTCCTGCCGAAGAGTCAGTTTCTTAACTTCTTGTGGTCAACGGGACGTCTAGCATATTAATAACACCCTAGTTTAACCCAATGGCACAATCAATGTGCCCAAACCTCTCAAAAACCAAAAGACCAATTAACTTGTTATGTAGATATTGTTTATTTTGTTTGATGAATATTTTAAGTTACCGAAAGTTTGAACCACCACAGTTTGTGAATGTTGTGCTTGAGTGGCAATAGTCTCTGCCTTAGTCAGCAAAAAGTACAGACTAATACACTGGCTAAGGGAACAAAGACCAATACGTTAGTTCGCGAACGCCGCGTCTCACGTATAATAGGGAAATTGTCTCTAGCTAGTATTTCAACTAGCCAACTAACTTTCTACTTCTATGCCGTCCGTCCAAGAAGTTTAGTTTTCACACGTCTGTTAGTCTGTCTATCGGATTGAGTTAAGTGCTGGTGCCGATTAGTAGGAAGCTACGTAGAAATCGTATCTACCAGAGCCTATTTGCGTACAAGCCAGCCGAACCTCGGCCCTTTTCCACTCCATCTTCCGCTTGCTGATATTTTGTCAGTTTAGCGTTCATCTCAGTGATTAGTAGCTTTTGGAGTTTTTGCTACTTTACTAGACTGACGTTACTTCAATTTCCCTAAAGCCACGCCAGCGTATACGCCGTTAGTTTCGCAGTGCGTTTTCTGCGTTGAATATTTTGTACTTATTAAGTTTTTATTTATTTGTAACTCTATTATAACACGTATGTTTAGAATATCAAGTGTTTTTTCAAGTTTTTTATTTTTGATACAAAAAGAGCTTACCACGTTGGGCAAGCTTATGTCAAACACTTTATACCAATTCTTCATCTTTTAATAGCTCTGCAACCTTATCGGCCATATAATCCCCAAACTTACGTCTGACAGCCTCTACGGCGTTTCCATCGGCATTTGTAAACCAATAACCTTTAGTATGTTTTAGTTTCCCTTTGATAACACCGCTAAGATTACCCATACCAACTCTAAGCTTACGAGCGGCCTCACTTTGTGAGAAAAAAGTACGAACTTCCTGTGTCTTTAGGTTAATTGCCACCAAGGGGCGACATTTTCCAGCCGCAATTTTACGTAAATCACCATTAGTGATTCCGGTGACATAACTCTCATCTTCTGTGAACCAATAGCCGTGAACCGTCTTTCGTCCACCTTTGAGAACCTTATTAATCTGTCCCTTGCTGATTCCAAGTTTTCTACTAGCTTCATTTTGAGCTGGGAATTTTAAAACCTCTTGTGTTTTCAACCTGACTGCGAACAGAGGATGTCCTCTTGCTTCTACGGCTGATACCCCACACTTTTCTCGGTACCGACAATTATACGCGCCAGTACACCATTCTAAATTATCCACAGCATTGTTGGTGGGGTCGCAATCCTTGTGATTCACCTCTGGTAGATTGTTAGGGTTATCAACAAAACAGCTAAGTACGATTCGGTGAACGAACCTATTAACTGTTTTTCCATTTACACTGAACGATACGAATAGATAACCTTGTCCATTACGGTATTGTCTTAGGACGTGTCCTTTGACGAAACGCTTTCCATTTCCATGCGCCACATAATGGTCAACCGTGCGGACTTCACCAAACCGTGACCCCTCAATCCATGGAAACTCTGGGTACGGCTTCCATATTTCATTTTCAGTTTTATTCATACAAATTCCTCCTATATAATATAATATTTTACCATAATAAAGTTGCTGTGTCACGTGCTTACTCATTTTTTTATTTTATTTTTAAGTGATTTTTGTTGACTTATTAAAAAATATGCGATATACTTATTTAAGTAAAAGAACTGGAGGATATATTAATGAAAAAACAAATCGTAATGTCCGAAGATGAGTATGAAGAGTTAAACAGCGACTCTAATCGGCTAGAATATGTTATGAGCCTTTTTAAACTAGAAGGTAATACCGTCACAATAGATAAAATCCCAATTTTATCCATGATTCTATCTAAGAAGATGGACGAAGAGGGCTATAAAGAAATCACATCTGTATACGGCAGTGGAAAACTAATTCTCTTGCACGGAACGGATAGTAATGGACAAATGAAAGAAGTGGATTTGAGTGACTATGACATTAAACCATAATAATGAAAGTACCATACCAGAACATTATCAAAAAGATGGTCAAGATTTGTTGTCCCATTTAGAGCACATCATGCCGGAAGAAGAAATGCGTGGTTCATATAGATTTAATATCATGAAGTATGCAACACGGGCTGGACGTAAAGATAATATTGTTTCTGAAATTAATAAGATTATTGAATATGCAAAACGGTGGAAGAAATGGGAAGAATATCTGCAAGAAAGTGATGTTGAGGACGTAAACGGAACGGGAAACACTATTTATGTCGACGAGTACGTAAACACTCCTGCGATTATCACTAATGCAGAAGGTAAAACTAAATTTTGCTTAAAAAATAATAGGCTGGGAACCATAAAGATTTTACTGTCGTTATTAGACGATGACAAAAACTATTATGCCGTTAAAAACGGAAAGTATGTGAATGCAGTACACAGTTTTGATGGGTCCGTAGTTTATAGTCAAAGCCGTACTAAATCGTTCTTAACAAAAGAAGAAATCGAAGGATTATATAAAATATCCGTAGATTCTTATAAAGATATTGTTATTGTGCCAGAAGACTGGGAGGAAAAATATTGTTAATTAATGTAATGGCCGCATTCGGGGCTGGAAAAAGCACGCTAGTAGAGATTTTGAGCAAAGATTTAGAAGCAACAGAGTATCTGGAAGACCCGTATTCAATTCCTATTTTAAAAGATTATTACTCTGGTGGTAAAGAAACACGCAAAAAGTTTGGGTTTCCATTACAAATCGCATGGCTAGATGAACGTTTCTCACAGTTAAGGGAAGCTGTCGTACAAAAGCGTGCTGTTATGGACTCTAATTTGGTAGCGGATTCGATTGTCTACAAAGTTATCCATGACCGAGGTGAAACAACAGACCAAGAATACTACCTGTATTTGAAGTTGTTACGTCACATGTTAGATTCTGTCAGTGCAGAACCAAAAGGGCACTATCCAGATTTATATGTATTCTTAGATATTTCACCTGAAAACGAGGTCAAGAATATCTTGGAACGTAACCGTGAGATGGAAACAGCAGACCC